TTCGATGAAATCCTCGTCTGATATGGAAAAATGGCTCGCCCGGTCAGCCTCGATAGCCTCCATGCGCGAATCCAGCGTCTCAATCTCTCTGGAGATGCGCTGTTTCTCCAAGATATAATCACTCTCAGACATAGTATCATCGCCGTATAAATACAAACTATGAAGTCTACTGAGCGCACGTTCCGACCTTCGACGCTCGGACACAAGCAATTCCATTTCCTGTGTTCCCTGTTCCGTTGACCCCAGCGGTTCATGCTCGAAAGGCATGTCCGGCGACAACCCACGTTTCAAGGTATCATACAATTCTTGCAAACCTGCACCTTCGATATGCGCGACCGCTGATAATTCAGAACCCCGCAGCAACTTTTTCTCCAGTGTGGCGATACTTGTAGTTCTACCGAAGCTGCGCTGTGCCTTCATCATATTGGCGATATAATTCAGCACGAACGGTCCAAGTGTGAGATCAGTCACATATTTATTCGGACAGTCGTCGAATCTCCGTTTACGGGAGCATGAATAATTCGACGGTCGAAATCCGTCAGCACGGGGAGTACCCGGTGTAGCCGGCATCAGGTAGCCGCAGCTACCGCATTTTAACAGACCGGCGAACAGGTGAACATTGCCACGGTTATAAGAAGCCCCACTGCCGATGATGCGCTTGTTCTCAGTAAGAGTTTGACCGATACGGTTCCATTGCTCGACAGAAATAATCGGCTCGTGATGATTGTCAACCATAACCCATTCTGACTCAGGCTTGAAGTCGCCTGAACTGTTACCGGTTTTTGATTCGTCCCGATAATTATACCTGTACGTTCCTTTGTAGAACGGGCTGCGGAGAATACCATGCACAGTGACCGGATTCCAGTCGAAACCCCGGCGTGATTTTATTCCCTTTCCGTTCAATGCCTTTGCAACGACCGTGCATGATTTTTCACGGTCATAAGTATCGTAAATCATGCGTACTACAGCCGCCTCAGATTCGATAATGGAGAACGCGCCTGTTTCCCTGTCATAGGAATAACCATAGGCTACCCTGCCGCCGTTCCAGTGTCCGGCTGCTGCGCGGGACAACATGATGGCGGTCACACGTTCCGAAGTGACTTTACGTTCAAGTTCGGCGAACACTAGAATTATCTTCAGCATCGCCTCGCCCATAGCCGACGAAGTATCGAACTGTTCGTTTTTTGATACGAAGTCAACTCCGAGCCGCTTCATTTCCTCGTACATGGTAGCGAAGTCAATTAGATTCCTGCTGATACGGTCTATCTTCCATACCAGCATGTGGGTAAACTCGCCGTGCCGCATACGAGCCATCATCTGCTGATATGCAGGTCGCTCCGTATTCTTGGCAGAATAACCAGCGTCCTCGAAAATCTCGTAGCTGTCAATGTTTAAGGCGTACTGGCAGTATTTAATAAGTTCCTCTCGTTGTATCGGCAGCGAGTCTTTGTCGATTTGCCAGTGGGTAGACACCCTGACGTAGATGGCTGCTTTTTTGCTGAGTACGTTGTGCGGGATCTGTTTCTTTTTGCTGTGTTCCGGAATAGTCATTTTCACACCTCGTTTCTGTCGTCAGGAAAAACGAGGTGAATGATTTTACCCTCTCGCCAGTGAGTGCAGAATCTTGTCATGCCGTTTCTGTTTCTGCTCTGTAACTTGACCAGAACGGACTCCCTTTTTCCCTCGAAATCATGTAGTCTTCCAGAATGCCCCAGACGAGCCTTTTATCACGTTGCGAAGCTCGCTCGAAACATCGTATCAGTGTAGTCAGTTCTGCGCCGAGTAATTCTTTCGGACCTGATAAATCCGTCAGACCGCACAAGTAATCAATAGACACGTTTAGAACCTGTGCTATCTTCACCACAACTGCCAGTTCCGGCTTGTGTACGCCGCTGATATAACGGGAGATAGTCGCCTCCGTCGTTTCGCAGTCAACGGCAAGCTGTTTCTGGGACATGCCCTTCGTATCGAGCAGTTCCCTCAGAATGTTTGAAAATACGCTTCGTTCCATGATATTCATACCTCCATTACGCCATGATAGCATAAATTATACATACTGAAATAAATCTTGATAAAATTATAATTTTACTATTGACAATTACGAAACGGTAAGTTAGAGTAGGTTTGTGAACAAACTATTACGAAGAAAAGGAGGTGACGCAGATGGCTACAGTAAACAAATTGGAGCTTAATGCTGCAATGGCTCGCAAGGATACAAGCGCAACAGAAATGGCACAAGTCATAAGGCGTTCAAGGGTCACGTTTGATAAAAAACGGATTGGTGAAGTCCCATTTTTAGATCATGAAATTCTCGCAATGTCGAACGCGCTTGAACTGACTCTCGAAGATGTGGACACTGTTTTTTTTGGCGGACACTTACGGAATCGTAATATTGCACCTGCAAGCACGCCTTAATTGTACAATGCCGCAATCCGAAAGACCATAGAGTCTAGCTCGACAAACCGGACTCAAAACACGCAATTTAACTGTACATTTCAGCAGAAAACATCGAAACATGCTCATTTCGGAGGTATAAGCGTGAAGAACAAGGAGAATCTTTATTACAGAGCAAGGAAGGAAGCCGCAGAATCGAACGAGCGGCTATCGAGCAGGGAGAATGCAGCCGAACTCTTAGGAATCTCGAACTCGACACTTGCGAACTACGAATTATCGGTAACGAAGATGGTCCCGGCGGACGCAGTCGTGATGATGGCTGATTTATATAACGCACCTGAATTAAAAGCCCATTATTGCGTTAACGACTGCCCGATAGGAAAAGGTATGCCGATTCCGACCGAGATATGCAGTATCGAAAAAATCACCAGCAAAGTCATGAGCGCATTAGAGCCGTTGGACGAAGCGAAGAAAAAACTCTGGGCTATATCTGCTGATGGCAAGCTGACTAAGGACAATCTGGCAACTGTCGTATGGCTTCAGGAATATTTCGACAGCCTGACTATCACGTTGGGGGAGTTGCGCCTGACCTGCCAGAAATTCATGTCAAACGGTGGCGTGAACATGAAGGAGTAAATCATGTCAATGTTAGAAAACTTGAAGACACTCTTAGCTACTGAATACGGGATAAAAACAGAGCAGGAACTTGACCGCGCAATAGCAGCAATGCAAAAACCGAATATCGGCATTTTTGCAGGCGATACCGGCAGGTGTCTTCATCCTGATAGCTGCATCCGGACAAAGTGTATGCGCGGCGGTGTCCGATGCAAACACAGACTGACCGAAGCTGACCAAAAAATCGCCAGACAACGTACACACGCACACTGCATTGCACCGCAACTAAAAATCTGAGGAGGAAACCATGAGCATCACAGGGTTAGGCTTGTCTGCCGAAGACGTAGCGCAGGTAGCCGAATACACAGTACGGAAAATCCAAGCATACCCGAAGGAACTCGGATATACCATCGAGAATTATTTTGACGTTCTATTTCAAAACGAATTGATTGATTGTGCTATGCGGCAAGAGATAAACCGCATAGGAAAAATAAATACAGAAAGGAGTGCGGTTTATGTGTAGTGAATGCCGCTCCTCGCCATGCGACGCCAGATGTCCGAACGCACCGGAACCGGCGTCGTTTTGCACCTGCAATATATGCGGCGGCGACATCAGTTACGGAGAAGATTATTGGGAAGACCCTGACGGTGAAACGATGGGCTGCAAGGACTGCGTCGAAGATATGACAGCCCGCGAGTTACTGGACTATCTCGGTTGTAATCTGAGACTCGCTGAAGGCGACTATGAAGAAGATTATGAACCCGATTGGGATGCGATCAGGAAAGACCGGATGATGGAGGCATACGCATGAAAGAAGTACCAGTGATGGAGGAATTATCCTTCGACGAACCTACTCACACATACAAGCTACACGGTATAGAGATTCCAAGCGTTACACAGGTCATGAAACCGCTAAATGAATCATATTATGGCGGTATCGACACAGGTGTACTCGAAAAAGCCGCTGCTAGAGGTACGGCGGTGCATAATGCCATCGAGAATTTTCTGAAATTCGGCATAGATGATATCGAGAGCGAATATTACGGATATTATCGGGCGTTCAAGAGCTTCATGTTCGATTTTAAGCCTGACATAATCGGCAGCGAGAACAGAATCTATCACAGGGTACACAGGTACGCCGGAACTTCAGACCTTGCACTCGGAATCAAGGATAAGATTTTATGCGTTGATGTAAAAACTTCTTCCAGTATCGTCAAGATGTTAACAAGAGTACAACTTGAAGCGTATTCAAGAGCGTTTTCCAGCCATAAGGCGGAGTTCGCAGGTAAGGCTGTTCTTCACCTAAAGAAAAGCGGTCAGTACAGCTTCGATGATTATTATGAGCCAATGGACAAGGAAGCGTGGGAAGTTTTCTGCTCACTGCTGACAGTCCGTAATTATTTAGAAAATCACAGGAGGTAAAAATCATGGCAGTAGTAGCAGTAGAGCAAGAAACCGAAGTAACGGAGGTCGTAGTTGCCATCATACCGGGAGGACCCAAAACCGAAGAAACCGAACTGTCGAAATCCGTATCGAAAATGGAACTTGAAGCAGAATCAAAAGTAATCGAAACCGATGAAGACTATCAGGCTGTCGGAGTTTTCGCCCGGAGCGTGAAAAACATGATTGCCGAAGTCAAAGCATTTTTCGAGCCGATGAAGAAGGACTCCCACAAGGCATGGAAAACGATCTGCGAACGGGAGAACACAATGCTTAAACCGCTAAACAATGCAGAGAACATTATCAAAACGACAATGGGCGAGTACACAGCAAAAATGGAGCGCGAACGGTTGCAAGCCGAAGAAATCGCACGACGTATAGCACTGGAGGAAGCAGATGCACAACTTGAAGCAGCAGCAGAAGCTGAAGCTGACGGAAACAGCAAAGCCGCCGAGTTCGCATTATACGAAGCACAGGCGGCAGAAAATCTCAGCAAAACGGTGTCCATTCCTGGCGTTGCTCCGCCGAAAGCTGCCGGTATCTCTCAGACGAAAGATTGGGAGATCACGAAAGTAGACAGTTCCAAAGTTCCGGTCGAAATCGCAGGCATCGAATTACGGCCTGTCGATACGGCAGCAGCACTCCGGCTGATACGCATGAGCAAAGGCAAAACCCAGATTCCCGGCATCGAATACAAAGAAGTCTATAAAACGAGCATTAGGAGGTAAAAATCAATGAGCGAAGTCACAGCATTAAGCAAAGCTGAACAGAATGCCCTTGCTGTCAGCTACGAGGTCTTGGGTACACATGTCGAACTTGATTTACAGTTCGTAAAAAAGTATCTGGTTCGAGGTCGTGCTGATTTGGTCAGCGATCAGGAAGTAGTATTTTTCATGAACACCTGCGCGGGTCAGAAACTCAATCCACTTGTACAGGGCGAGGTCTATTTAATCAAATACAGCAAAGACGACCCGGCACAGATGGTTGTCGGTAAGGACGCATATCTCAGGCGAGCATTCGACCATCCGGAATACTTATGCAAAGAAGACGGAATCACAGTAAAACGCGGCGATGAAATCGTCCAGAAAAAAGGCTGCTGCCTGTACCCCGGCGAAGAACTTATCGGCAGCTGGTGCTATGTCACATTTTCACGCATGAACAAAGAGCGGGTGGCGTTCAAAGAAGTCGCCCTGTCCGAGTACAACAAAGGCATGGCTAATTGGAAAACTAAGCCTGCAACCATGATAAACAAGGTTGCCGTCAGCCAGTGTGTCAGGGACGCATTCCCGAAAGATTACACAGGCGTTTATTCCGAAGATGAAATGGTTGCGTCCGGTGCGATTCCGACATACTACGAAGATATCGTAGATGGTGACCCGTTCCCCGACGACGATGATGGCAGCCAGATACCGGACGATCCTGTTATCACTCAGGAACAACGGAAAGAACTGTTCAAAAAAGCACAGTCCATCATAGGCATTGAGACAGCAAACGAAGTCATTATGAAGATAATTGCAGAACACGGGTATACTTCAACAACTGCGATGCCGTATTCAGTGTGGAGCGCAGTCATGGAACGTCTGGAAACAATGGAGGAACCCGACATCATAGATGGGTACGATGGTGAGGAGGTCATGTGATGTGGCAGACAACGGGTGGATTAAATTACATAGAAAAATCCGCAATCATTGGATTTATGACTGCAATCCGTATGACAACTACCACGCATGGGAAGATATCTTGCTGTCCGTCGAATCGTTCCCAAGCAAAGTCCGTTCTGGGAATAAATTCATAGACCTAAAACCCGGTCAAATGATTACGTCCCTTAGTAAACTTACAAAGAAATGGGGGTGGAACGACAGGTCAAAAACAAGACGCTTTTTAGCGCTACTCGAAGCCGACCAAATGATAATACAAAATCGACACAATAATGAAACGCTGTTAACCGTTGTGAATTGGGAGTTATACCAAATTGATGAAACAAAAGTGACACAAACTTGCAACACGGATGAAACAAAAGTGAAACAACCTACAATATTAAAAGAGAATATAAGAAAAGAAGAAATAAAGAAAAGTATTATCGAATATCTTAACGAAAAAACTGGAAAATCTTTTAAAGCGACTACCAAAACAACTACCAGTCATATAAACGCAAGGCTTGCAGAAGGGTTTTCCATCGAAGACTTCAAAAAAGTAATAGACAACAGGGTAAAGGTGTGGAAAAACGACCCGAAGATGTCAGAGTATCTCCGCCCCGAAACCCTGTTCGGAACGAAATTTGAAAGCTATCTTAACTCGACATCGTCACCGAAACCGCCGACGGAAAAACTAGGCAAATATATATGAGGACAGGAGAAAGCTATGCTGCAACCAATAGGCAATATTCTCGGTAAAATCCCAGACGCTCCGGCAGAATCTGCCAGCCCTGACAAATACGAACAACGGCAGATGGACATAAGAAATGCCACTCCGGGCAGTCTTGAAGGCTACGACTGCGAGAAATGCCTTAATCGCGGTGGCAGTTATGTCAATGGCAATACTTGGAGAGAATGCGAGTGCATGAAAATCAGGAAAGCCGTAAAGCTTATCGAAAAAAGCGGACTCAAACCGCTTATAGACAGGTATACATTCGACAACTACCAAACACCTGAAGTGTGGCAAAAAACTATCAAAAATGCAGCGGAAGCATTCCTAAACCTTGATGATAACAATGAATGGTTTTTCGGGGTTTTCGGGCAGACCGGCAGTGGAAAAACACATATCTGCACAGCGATGGCAGGGCGTTATCTCAGAAGGTGTATACCTGTTAATTACATGATCTGGAACACGGAAGTAAAAAGAATCAAGGCGACCGCAAACGATGGCGAACCGCACCTGAAAGAAATCAGACTATTGCAGACCGTAGAAGTGCTATATATCGACGATCTGTTCAAGTGTAAGGCAGGCTCTGAACCGTCCGACGCTGATGTGCGGCTTGCTTTTGAAATAATCAACGCCCGGTACAATGCCCGGCTAATTACGCTGATATCGTCAGAATTTACAATAGACGGGTTACGTGCGATAGATTCAGCAACTGCCGGAAGAATAAATGAAGCTTGCGGGATGTTTAATTTCAGTATAGAACCAAATGAAGCGAGGAACTACAGATGGAAAAAATAGAGATCAGAATATTCTTGGAAGAAGACAGGCTGAAAGTCGCAGCAATCCTTGTCAAAAACGGGTATCGGGTGGAGCAGACCAAAAAGCCCAGACCGAAGTCAAAATCCCTCGACTATCTGTTAATTGCAGAAGACGTAAGGGAGGCTACACAAGAATGAAACAGCTATTTACGGTGAAGGGTAGACTGCCCGGTTATAACGAACTCCGGCAGCACCACATGGTAGCCGCAAGAGTCAAGCGACTTGCGATGGAAACAGTCGGCTGGGCAGCCAAAGCGCAGAAAATCGAACCGGTAACAGGACCTGTGACAATCAAAATCACCTGTTACGAACCAAACGCAAGGCGCGATCCTGACAATGTAACGTCGGGAGCAGCAAAATGTATTCTCGATGCACTTCAAAACATCGGGGTACTGAAGAACGATAACCGCAAGCATGTGAAACCCATACTGCCGCCGCCTAAAATCGACAAGGAAGACCCACGGGTCGAAATATTCATACAGGACATGGAGGAAGACCAGTGAATAATTATATCTGCATTGAAGGTAAAAAAATCGAGTTGACGGAAGAACAACTCAGGACGCTCGGAATCATAGGCGATTCACCTGATAAGCCGGAAGAAGTTTCCGTCGAATGGTTCGCACAGGCAGTACGGAACGGCGAAATCAGGAATCACTACACTGTCGGAGATACAGTCATTCTCTCCGGCTACGAATGTAAAATCATCGGGATAGACCATGAAACATTAAGCAGCGGCGAGCAGAGACCGAACGTAACGCTGATGAATATGTCATTGCTGCCGGGAATGGCTATGTTTGAAGATGATTCCGGCGCAGCCTATAAAGGCTGGGTAGACTCTGATATCAGGGAGTATCTGAATGGCGATTATTACGATGAACTTGCCGAAGAACTCACAAGCTATATCGAAACCGTTGAAAAAGTAGCCCACAACAGCAAAGGCGAGAAAGTCACAACCTCTGACGACCTGTTCGTATTGTCTGAAAGCGAACTGTTCGGGTCTGCCATATACGGAGGCGGATATGATGGCGACAAATACGAAATATTCAAGACCAGCGACGACCGGATAATGACAGACGGTACAGGCAGCAACAGGTACTACTGGACACGCTCTGCTAGCCGAGGCAACTCCACGGGCTTTGTAATTGTGCACAGCGGCGGTCTTGTGCACGACGCCACCGCTTCCAACACTACCGTCCGCGTCGCCTTCGGCTTCACAATCGCATAATCTAATAATCGCGCCGCCCTGTGCGGCGCACACATGAAAGGAGAACCCAGCAATGATAACGGAATGGCCAGTGAATATCAATGACAATACGTTCATGGATATGAAAGCCGACTTCAACAATGTCCTGAAGAAAACGCTGACGAACATGGAACTGAAGGAGTCGGACGCAGCAGAAATCACACTAAAATTAAAAATCACGGTGACGCGAGAAAACTCTCCATTTGAGGAGCCTATACGAGAAATCGTAGTACCGAAATTCGATCACAGGGTCAGTTCAGTAATGCAAATCAAGGACGAAGCAATAGGCTCGCTCGGTGGCAATTGCGAACTCGTGTTCGACACGATAGCCGGAGAATGGGTCATGCGCGAAATAGACACCGGACAGCAGAGCCTGTTCGACGAGCCGGAGGAGGATACCGATGAACAAGACTAACATCGAATGGTGCGATATGACATATAACCCGGTCACAGGCTGTCTGCACAAGTGCGAGTATTGCTATGCAAAGCAGCGTACACGCAGATTTCAAGGATACGTGCGTGACGGCGAAATAACCACTTACAACCCTGCTGGCGGAGCCGCTGTACTCACAGAGCCGTTAATGACTGAAGACCAGTTCGGCAAACCGCGCAAAGCGGCGTTTCCGTATGGTTTTGACCCTACGTTCCACAAGTACAGACTGAACGACCCTAAAAAGACTAAGACACCGCAGAACATCTTTGTCGGCAGCATGTGCGATTTGTTCGGGAAATGGGTACCGGATGAATGGATAGTAGAGGTGTTCGATTCATGTCTGGCAGCACCTCAACACAAATACCTGTTCCTGACTAAAAACCCGATTCGATATTCGCATCTTGACTATCACGGCTTACTGCCGAAAAAAGACAATTTCTGGTACGGCTGTACGGTGACTGATAATAATTCGCTGCGAACCGGTACAGACCTATACGAACTATCGCCACACGGATTCAATACGTTTATGTCAATCGAGCCACTGCTCGGACCCGTCGATTTCGGCATGATGCCTGAATGGGTGATTATCGGAGCAGAGACCGGTGACAGGCACGGAAAAATAGTACCGCAAATCTCATGGATTAAAAAAATCGTATCAGCAGCCGACACAGCAGGAGTTCCGATATTTATGAAGGACAACCTGAAGCCGGTGCTGTTAAAAGGAGTCGAAGACGGACTCTGGGCAGACGGTTTTAGCGCCGAATATCCGTGTAAACTTAAGCAACCGTAAACTTTTTACGATATTCACGAAATTATTTTTATTTTTCTCTTGACATTACGTTTCGGCAAGATTAGAGTACGCGCACGAATAAAAATTACTGAACCGTAATGCAAGAAAGGAGCAAGAAACACAATGAAAATTCAACTGGCACAAGGAGAGCATGTAAGCATCGTGATCGAGGACACCGAGAGGGCGTTCAAACCGTATGTAGGTTATGGCGGCAGATACTATAATCCCCGGAACAGCTTCAAGTCAACAGACAACGGGAAAACTGTACTGGAACCGAAACTGGTAATCGAGGCAAACGATCTGCTGGTCGATGCGAAGAAAAACTGGATTCCGAGAAATCCGACAGGCATAGCGACCAGCCCTGCCGATATGATTAACCAGCTTATAGCTGATTCAGTCGCACAGTTCGTAGCAAAAGACGTAGCTGAAGCTGCAATACCACTGCTCGATGATTGGATTCGCAGCACGTACGGCGAACTACCGAAGCGAGTAGAAGTCGCAGTCGGCGACAAAGTACACGAAGTCAAGGGAGTAACCCATGAAAAATTCGAGACGATCCTTAATCTCGTCAATGCAGATGTTCCAGTATTTTTAACAGGTCCTGCCGGCTGCGGCAAAAACGTCTTATGCAAGCAGATAGCCGAAGCTATCGGAGCAGAGTTCTACTTCAGCAATGCAGTCACGCAGGAGTACAAGCTGACCGGATTCATAGACGCAAACGGCAGATACCAAGACACGCAGTTTTACAAGGCATTCACAGGCGGCGGATTATTCATGCTCGACGAAATCGACGCATCGACACCCGAAGTTCTGGTCATTCTTAATGCAGCCATCGCAAACAGATACTTCGATTTTCCTACAGGCAGGGTAGACGCACACGAAAGCTTCAGAATCGTAGCCGCCGGCAACACATACGGCACAGGCGCAGATATCGAATACACCGGCAGATACCAGCTTGACGCAGCCAGCCTTGACAGGTTCGCAGTCGTCAACATCGACTACAGTAAAGCAATCGAAGAAGCCATAGCGCAAGGCAATAAAAAACTTCTTCAATTCGTCTGGGAGTTCAGGAAAGCAGTCGAGAAGACGAAAATCAAGTTTATCGTCAGCTACCGGAGCATTGAACGGCTTAACAGGCTGGAAGACATATTGGAGAGAGATGAAGCGCTGCAAATCTGCCTGCTCCGCAGCCTGGACGATGATGATAGGCGGATGATATTCGACAACATGAAGAACATGTCCGGCAATGAATATGCCGACGCAATGAGAAAGTTGGTGGCGTAAATGAGGCTGGTGTTCGAGGAGTATGACAGTCTGAGTAAATATCTGGAGACTATCTCTAAGCGTGAGCCTAACAATGTCTTCAAACATGAAACACTTAGCAGCCAAAAAAGCGACCGCGAGTTTTCGCTCACCGGCAGCTATGAAGAAGCATTGACCCTCGCAAAAGTTGGCTACAAAGAGGGACTGGACAAAATCGAAGCTGCTAATAAAAAGAGCCGCCACACTGAAGCTGCACCGAAGGCGATGCCGGCAGTAGGACCTGTGGGGTACGCCCCACATGTTCCGAATGCCATCACAGGCGTACCATTCAGCATGATAACAAAGACACAAATTGAACAAAAGGCGAAAGTCATTTCAATCCTGTATTACATGGGCGGACACTGCGGAATCGACACCAGTGAATTTGTGAAGGCTGGAAAAAATATACTTAACGTAATCCATACACTCGAAGTGCAAGGCTACCGTGTTGCTCTTTATGTTATGACCGCATATTGCAAAAGCGGAGAATACGCAATAAACAGGGTGCAAATCAAACACTGGCGGCAGCCGAGCAATCCGCTGAAAGTTTCATATCCTCTGATTCACCCTTCCTATTTTCGGCGTAACGGTTTCAGATGGCTAGAAACAGTGCCTGAACTCAAAGCAGATTTTACATACGGATACGGAAGACCACTTGAAGGAGCAGTCGGAAATGAAAATAATGCAAACGACAGGAGAAAATGGCTAAAAGAACAAGGCATACTGCAAGACGGCTGGTTCTACACCGAACGCATCGAAGCAAGGGATAATGAAGCAGAAAAACTGATAGAAAAAATGGGAATAGTCAATGGGGGGGGGGGGCGGCTTAAACACTGAAGCCGCCGCAGACCTTCCATTCTGACCGGAGAAAGGAGAAAATCATGTTCGTAAGCATAGTTGTATCAATACTCGTAGGAGTTTGCATAATAGCCGTTGTCAATACGGCTATTGACACGGCGAGGATAGCCAACAAAGTAACCAAGCTTATAAACTCGCTGGAAAAACGAGGCTTTTTTGATCTCGACGACGAAGATGAAGATTTAACGCCGGAAAATGACATGGAGGAGTAGCTTATGAAGGCTATCACTTTATACCAGCCGTGGGCTTCATTGCTCATACAAGGTCATAAAAAGTTTGAAACGAGGTCATGGAAGCACAGCTACACAGGACAACTCGCAATCCACGCTGCAACAAAGAAGCCGCACGACACAATGCGCGACCTGAACCACAATATTGTCAAGGCGATAGGTGAAAAATTCGGAATCGCCGAAGCACCTGCTGTTACAGTCATTGCTTTGCTTAATAGCTTACTTCCTACAGGGGCAATACTTGGGACTACATACCATGTCGGATGCCGTCCTATCGACGCTATTCAAGAAATGCGCGATGCTCCGTTTGAAACAGGCTGCTGGGACGGCTTGAACTGGATAGACCCACCTGAGGAGGAAATATTATTCGGCGACTGGACTCCCGGCAGGTTCGCATGGGAACAGGCAGACCCGAAACCGTTCAGCAAGCCGATACCGGCGAAGGGAAAACAAGGACTCTGGGAATGGGTGAGGTATCACGAATGATTGACGACAGAATATCTCTTGAACAGGCTGCGGAAAACGTCCGGCGTAACATGCAGCTACTGAACAAGGCGATTGATGAATACTCCGGACCCAGCAATATAAAAGAACTCAAATCCTGTCCGTTTTGCGGAGGTGAAGCTGTTTTGTATGAAATCGCAGCACATACTCACAAGCTCGCTACGTTCATGCCGGACTACCCCGGCGGCGCATTTATAGAATGCTCCGAATGCACTGCGGCATTGTCCGGCGAAACGAAGGATGAAGCGATCAGGGAATGGAACAGGAGGGTTGCATCGTGAGCCTATTCCATGATGAAGTTTATAACAGCAAAATCACAAGCAAAATACCTAGTAAACCTTGCGACATAATACACTTGACAAAAGAAGGGGTAGACACGCTGACAGAACTGTGGGTATCGAGTCGCAGCGACTGCGTTGTCGGAGAAGGATACCTCGTACCTTCAGATTTGTTTTTTGCAGGCACTATTCCGCTGACGGACTGCACGATCAGGATAGCTGGTGACAGAGAAATCGGCGAAAAAGAATCAATGATTTACAGGGTTGTAATTTTTGATAACTATTCTGAAATACTTGCAGATACTCCGCAAGGCGAAGAAGCGACCGTCGGACTCGCAATCGTCATGTATGAAATCAAGGATGTTGGAGAAATCATCGCACCGATAAAAGTCAAGTACGGATTCAGCTTCATGCTGTCTGACGACAAGCTGTACTGGAGGAAAGTAAACAAAATGCAAAGGGAGCGCATGTCGGGGAGATTCGGAATCGAAGATATTCTTCCAATAAATGCAATGGCTATCAGAGCATGGTATGGCGTACAAATTGCATTGTTGCATCCTGTTATCAAAGAAGTTTTCCGCACTCCGAGGACAACTCCGTTAAAACAACCAAGAAAATCCAAAAAAAGAACCAAAACCAAAGCCAAAGTAAGGTATATAAAAAACCACACAATAAACACAGGAGAGTTGAACGATCTGCTGTACAGAGAATCGCAAAGCAGGGGGTTCAACAGGAAAACGCTCGTCTGGTATGTTATCGGGCATTGGAGAAAGCAGAGAACCGGAAAAACCATCTTCATCAAACCATACTGGAAAGGCGCACTCAGGGCGACGAAAACAGCCGCCGGACAAAGGGAACGAGAGATAGCTCAAATACAACAAGGAGGTACAGTATGGAAAGACTTACTGTAAAGAGAAGGTCTTGCTATGAACTTATAAAAGCAGACGGAATGTGCTGCGATGATATCTGCAAAAGCAGAAAAGGACCATTAGCCTGCGAAGGCTGCCCGATTGAAGAAGGCGTAAACAAACTCGCAGAATATGAAAATGCAGAAGAAAAATCTATAAATCTATACTTCATCGGCGAAGGTTTTTATTGGGAGTCCGGAACGGCTATGTCGTCCATCTATGTAGAAGGCACAAACGAACGCTATGATTGGGGTTTCGTACAAGTCGCACTCGCTGAACGCAAGAACGTCACAATCCGCCCTGCGAATGCAGAAGAAATGAAAGCAGCTATGGACAAACTATCTTCCATACGTGCGAGGCGGGAGGTGGAAAATGACTAATTATGAAAAATGGTTGTGCGAACAAACAGTTGATGAATTTTTGAACTCAATACAAACAACATCCTGCGCCTCTTGCGTAATTTCAAATTCGTGTCCAGAAAAAGAAAACATTAAATTTATGGATGAAGATTGGGATCCCGATGTATGTAGGGAATTGTTACGCAAATGGGCAAACAAAATAGCCGAACAATGAGCGGTTTTATTCATACTGGAGGAGGAGACTGTGAAAACAACAAAAGAGATAATTGAAAAAGGCAGAAAAATAGCCAAGTGTATTTATGTTGCGTGTGATGAAAGCGTTGCTGCTGATGTTTCGTCTTGCATTACAGACTTGATAAATGCTCTTGAACCAGAAACAAAAAGAGCCGCTATCGCAGAGCGCGAACGAGACACATACTTACAAATGCTTCGCAGTGGTGAGCAGGCATCGTGTGAAACATGTGAGCATGAATCAAAACGTGAAGAATGCGACGAATGTCAACTGTGTATTAACAGCGGCGGGGAATCGCCATCATGGGCATTAAGCGACTATCTGCAATTAGGCAGCAATGAATAGGCATCCGTGCGGCAATTCTTCCTGCGAGGACAATGACGGCGGTTGCATGAATAACATGCCGTGCGAGAACCAGACCGAGCCGAAACTTAACCTGTACTTTGATATAGGCAAAGAGTTTCTTGAAGGGTTAACAAGAGGGCTTGGATTACACCGGTACACACCGTACGGAAGCTGCGTACAAGATGCTGTTCTCAGAGCAGAACGCGAGGCGATCAGGAGAAGCATATTTGGGGACGCATACCAGCCGACCGCATACGATTTTGAAGAATATAAAAAAGCGAGACTTGAACGGGATATGAAAGGAGATATCGAAATAAAACTTAACCAAATTAAAACACCAAAATTGCAATTATCAAAAGAATTTTTAGAATATTTGCGAGGAGAAGATAAAAATGAAGATACATAAATACGAACTTAAAATCACAGAAAGCCAGAAAATCAGTATATCCGGCTGCTATGCAAGTATACTGTCCGTCGCCGAGCAAAACGGCAAACTCATGACATGGGTCATAGTCGATGAACAAATCAAACATGGAGCGCGTCCTTCAATCTATGTCGAGATCGTAGGGACCGGTCACAGCCCACCAAGCCAAAGGCGATTCATCGGAACTGTAGTCATGTCTGACGGATTCGTCTGGCACGTTTTCGCAGACACGGAATATGAGGAGGACAGGCTGTGAAAATGAACTGCAAAACCTGCAAACATGGCAGATTAATCATCGACGGAATCATGAAAGTTTATGATTGCAGGATAGGCGCAGAATCAGATTGTAAACAGATATACAGGACGGGAAAATATACGGAGCATACGCTCTGGGAAAGGAAACCCGAAGAAGATGAAAACAGTGCAGTGCAATGTCTGTGAGACATTCGTAATCCCGAAACGGAAAGAAACCGTCTGGCAAATATATCTCGTCGGCGGGTATCGGCAGATGGACGTTATGGACTGCCCGGAATGTGGCTGTCAAATAATTCTGGGCGACCGAGTCGGAACGAGGTTAGAGGAGGGTGAACCGGAAGGAGGCTGCGATGTCGAAAAAGAAGCAAATCCACTATAACCGGCTCGATGCCGAGACAATCGAACAGATCACGAATTGCGTTATCGACCGGCTCCGTGAAGAAGAAGAAAAACTCAGGGACACACGACACGACCGCAGAAGGGCGAATATCAAGCTTTTATTACGGAACTACAGGGATATCTCCAAGCATGTAGACGACGCAGCCTATGAAGCCACACAGCTTGATTATGATACTACATTGCAGGATATACTGGAGCTTATGAGCAGCCGAAAACGTGACTCGTTCAGGGTCGAAGCTATCAGGGAATCTGTCGCCACCGCCAAGATAATCACCGGACACATGCAGAAAATGCTGGAGTCTTATGAATTATCATGCCAGCACTTCGGTAAACCGGAGGATAGACGCAGATACAGGGTAATCAAAGCAATGTATATCGACCAGAAAAAACTGACGATAGACGAAATCGCCGATATGGAAAACATAGACAAAAGCACTGCATACAGGGACATCGAATCCGCTACCGATAAACTCGCAGTCCTGTTTTTTGGAGTATACGGACTCAGATTCTTATAGCCATGCGAAAAAGATGCGATTGACACGCGATATTACGCAATGGTAATCTATTAAATGAAAACTAGCAATAAATTACAAATCGGCAATATTAAACGCTCGCAAGTCGGGCGTTTTTGTTGTCCAGAGCCGAAGGGAGAGCCGATGAAATACCTGTTTGTAGTAGCGCATCCGGACGATGAAGTGTTGGGTGGTGGAGCAACGATTCATTCACTCGTCCGAGATAATCAGGAGGTGTCCGCATGTATACTCTGCGGCATGGCGGAATCGCGATCATTCAGACCATCAACTGAAGAACTATTAGAAGATATGCAGAAATCAAAACAAACGCTAGGAGTTTCTTCAATATATGCCGGGAATTTTCATGATTCCAACCTGAATTTTTACCCGCATTCAGATGTCGTGAAATTCATAGAAGAAGCAATAGTCGAGTTCAAGCCGGAAACGATAATCACACATCATCCGGCAGACCTTAACGCAGACCATCAAATTACTTCCAAATGCTGTCAGGAGGCGGCAAAATTATCACAACGGAAAACAGTAGACATACCACCATTAAAACAGTTGCTATACATGGAAGTTTTATCAAGCACTGACTGGCAGCTTGACCGGACGATCACGCCGTTTGTCCCGAATCTTTTTGTTGAAGTTAGCTGGGAGGCGGTCATAACTAAAATCGAAGCATTAAAACAGTACAGGGGTGTCATGCGTGAATATCCGCATCCGAGAAGCGAGGAGATAATAACAGCACTCGCATCATACAGGGGTGGGCAGGCTGGAGTAAATCATGCAGAAGCCTATGAAATAGCGTTCAGGCGGGGGTTATAATTATGAAATCAGAACAAGTAAAAACTATCGAAGTTGTCGAAATGAAGGTATCTGATATCGGCACAAATTTCGGGAATCCTCGCAAGATAACCAAGAAGAAAAATGAAGAACTCGAACAGTCGTTGGACATGTACGGTGATTTCGGGTCATTTGTTATCGACGAAAACGAAGATATCATAGCCGGAAATCAACGCCTTGCAATCCTTAAAAAGCGCGACCCGGATACTCTTGTCTTATGCAAAAAACTTATCGGTTATTCTGAAGCTGAAAAAAGAGCGATCAACGTCAAGGATAACACACATGCCGGTGAATGGGATCTGGACATACTGGCGGACTGGACTGCTGATTTGGGCATGGACTTGGGGCTGGAATCCGGAGACGACCCCGGCGAACGCCAAATCAAAGAAATGGAACTGCTCCGGTTTGAAAAATATAATTACGTCATGATAGTCTGCCGCAATGAGATAGACTATAACAATCTGGTCAGCAAACTCGGTATCGAAGGTGCAAAAATCAAAATGACCAAGACTCGGAAGATACAAGCCCGTGCTGTCTGGTTCGATGATATGAAAGCGCAGATAGTCGCACTCGACGAGACGGATGAGGGTAGGAATAAAACATGATATTAACAATACACCAGCCATGCTTTTTTCCGTATCTCGGTATTTTCAAGAAAATCGACGAAGCTGATATGTTTTTACTATACGACGATACTCAGTACAAGAAAGGCTATGTCTTTGAACGCAACAAAGTAAAAACAGCACACGGGTCGAAATGGTTCAAGATTCCGCTAGATTACAAGTTCGGTGACCATCTGGACGATGTCAGGATCAAGTATGATATCAAGTGGCAGGAAGGTCTTATAAAACTGCTCGAATCTTCGTACTCGGACTCACCATATTTCAAAGACTATATGCCCGGAATAACCGGAGTAATTTCAAGGAGATATGCAAATCTGGCATCAGCAGGCGCAGCATCCATGTTCCATATTCTGAACCTGTTCTGTATAAACAGAAAAGTAGGGGCTACCAGTAACATGACAGTCGGAGGTAAAAGCACAGAGCGGCTAGTCGGGTTATGCGAAGCGGTTGAAGCTGATTATTACATATCCGGTGTCAGCGGCAAGAACTATCTCAACATGGAATTATTCAAAGCCGCCGGGATAGATGTAAGGTTCTGTGAGTTCACAGCACGGGAGTATCCGCAGCAGCATGGCGACTTCATACCAAACCTGTCGGTGCTGGACTATTTATTTAACTGCGGACCCGACCCTTCAATATGGAGGTAGATGTATGGCAGCCGGGAAGAAAGAAATAACGCTTGGCATTTATGTCATGTCATATAAGCGTAGCCACTGCATTATGACCCAGGATTTATTCGACGATTGTACCTATGTAGTCAGAAAATCCGAAGAAGAAGCGTACAAAAACGCAGGAGTGAAAAACGTATGGGGAGTGGAAGACGATCTGATAGACAGCGGACAGAAGGTGTACTGGTACATAATCACTAACGCACCTGAAGATGTAATATTCGTAGCTGACGATGATATCGAAGATGTCTATTATCGGACTGATAAAACAGAGCGGCTGAATAAGGACAAAGAAATCATCATATCCGAAGTTGAACGTATCGCACAACTGCTCGTAGACTTAAACCTAGGATACGCTGCAATCGACGCAACAGGAGTTCCATACGGGTTCGACGGCGAGTTCGCATTCAAAGGCACAAGCGGCTCGATGAAATGGGTGTATAAAAAAGCCTTCAAATCAAAAATAGACACCAGAGTCCCATATAACTATGACCTTGATATTATCTTGCAGGAACTCCTACATAACAGGATTGTCTTAAAACCCCGGTATTTGGTGGGAAAGGATAAGGGTGACGTTAACGCAGGCGGCGATCAGGTAAAGAAGACGATAGCCAAGCGCAAAGACTCGGTCACGAACATGCAGTTAAAATGGGGTTCGTACTTTGGCTATAATTGGGACAACAACCGTCCCCGGATAGTCGTTCCGAGATAGGAGCAAAACAATTCACTCCGGAGCTGAAAAAACTCTTGACTGGAGCTGCCGGTCTGCTACGATTACGGCACGATTCTATAAATCCAAGAAGGAGGATTGATCAAGATGGCAGCGTACCAGCAGACGACCCGCAACGGTTACAACCTATTTGAAATGTCAAGCCTTATGCAAAAATCAATCAGGCGCGGCAACGTCAAACTCGCAGCATACGCAGCAATGGAAATGTTCGGCAGTTATTGGGCGTACATGTGGCGGCGGTTAATCGTCATATCAGCCGAAGATTGCTACGGAGTAATCACCAAAGAAATAGTAGCACTGCGCGAAGCAGACGTAATCTCCAACGATAAGCGCAAAGGTTATGACCGCGACCCGCTGTTCGCAGCAAAAGCAATAACCCTGCTCTGCATGGCGAAGAAAAACAGAGACGGGTGCTACGTCGCCTGTAATTTCATGCTACCTGATAGGCTCTTGACCGAAGAAGAATTTCAGCGCGAAACTGAATATGTTCATATAGACGAACTCGAACTGAAAGGTGGAATACCGGAGTGGGCGTATGATGTCCACACAAGGCAAGGGCGGGAAAAAGGAAAGACCGACTTAGATATGATTATATCAGAGCAGGCAGCACTCGAACCGCTTCAACTTAATCTATTCGACAATGCAGATTGGGAACAGTATCACGACATGCAAAAAAAAGGTGGGAAGATAAGCCCAAGAGAGCAGGCTAAATGGGTGGAGTTCCAGAAAGATAAGGAGTCGCACTGATGGTTACAAAAAGTGACAGAGTCAGAGAACATGTAAAATCAGGCGATTATAAACAAGCCCTTAAAATCGCCAAGACGTTCAAGCTCGGCTTAACTCCAAACCAGCAGGATATTATCAAGCGCGCATACGAATGCTTCATGTACCCCGGCTTTTACAAGCAAATCAACATCGACCCAGACCAAGCGTATACAGCAGGCATAACAGTCCTGAAACAGATTTACTCATAGACAACTACATACACACTTGATAACTCGGCAAAGCTTTCCTAACGGCTTTATCGAGTTATTTTTACGTGTTCAGACACATAGGAGGCGATTAAAATGCCAAATGCAGAAAATTTAGTGCCAAATAATAAGCGAACACCGAGCCAACGCCGTAAAAACGCTTCAAAAGCAGGCAAGGCATCAGGTGAAGCGAGGCGAGCGAAGCGTGACGCAAAAGAGACGGCGTTAATCTTCCTTAACATGGCAGCCACCGGTAATCTCGACGATATCTTAGGAAAGCTTGATGTCTCTGAAAATGACCGGACGAATCTAATGGGAATCATAGCGCGGCAAGTCGTAACTGCACAGGGCGGTGGTCCGCAGTCTGAGAAGGCAGCCAGACTGGTTCTCGAACTAGCCGGAATGCTTCAAAAGGGAGGCATCGAAAATAATATCAATATCAGCACTGATGAAGAAAAAGTAGTTTTCTATCTGCCGGAAAACGGGAGGGACTAAGGAGGGCAGAGCTTGTGGAAATCAGAAGAATAGGACCGCAGCCAGGTCCGCAAACTGATTTTTTAGCATCGCCCGCAGATATAGTCATTTACGGAGGTGCTGCCGGCGGAGGGAAGACCTACGGGTTATTATTATCGCCACTCCGGCATGTCAATAACCCCAGATTCGGTGCTGTTATATTCAGAAAGAATTTTAACCAGATACACGTAGAAGGCGGGCTGATGGACGAAAGCACCAACATCTACTCACACTGGACTGGTGCTGTCAAGCGGACTGCACCATCGCATCGCTGGGTGTTTCCGTCCGGAGCTAAAATCAGCTTTGCTCATATCGAGCGCGACGAAGAACTAGGAAAATGGCACGGCAGCCAGATATGTGAGATTGATTTCGACGAGTTGACGCACTTTTCGGAGAAGCAATTCTTTTACATGCTGTCTCGTAACAGGTCGGTCTGCGGTGTCAAGCCATACGTACGTGCGACATGCAATCCGGACGCTGACTCATGGGTGGCTAAATTCATAGGCTGGTGGATAGACGCAGATACAGGCTACCCGATACCGGAACGGTCAGGTGCAATCCGGTGGATGATAAGAATAAACGAACAAATCCATTGGGCGGATACCAAAGAAGAACTCTGGGAGCAGTTTAATCTGAAAACCAAAGAAGAAAAAGCACAGCCGAAGTCGGTCACTTTTATAGCATCTACCCTTTATGACAATAAAGTTCTCATGGATGCAGACCCCGGATATCTTGCAAACTTGCAAGCACTGTCGCTCGTTGAACGCGAGCGGCTTTTATTTGGTAACTGGAAGATAAAACCGGCAGCAGGCATGTACTTCAAACGCACTCAGGTAAAAGACATGCTGAAAATGCTACCCGGTGATATCCAGAGGTTCGTCAGGGGCTGGGACTTAGCGGCATCACCTGAAACCGATAAAGGCGAACCTGCATATACGTCAGGCGTATTACTGGCAAAACGGCATGATGGCAGGTTCATAGTCGTAGACGTTATAAACAAACGGCTCGAAGCTGACGAGGTACGCAAGCTGGTTCTTCATACAGCCCAGAAGGACAACGCAAAATACGGAGTCAAGTGCAAAATCAGGCTTCCGCAAGACCCCGGACAAGCAGGCAAGGAACAGGCTCGGAGTTACACAAAAATGCTGGCTGGCTTCAGTGTAAAAACCGTACCGGAATCAGGCAGTAAAGAAACGCGGGCAGAGCCTATGGCTGCTCAATGGCAGGCTGGCAATTTCGATGTCATGGTCGCCGACTGGAACGACATGTATTTCGACCAACTCGAAAGTTTTCCGGTCAGTAAATTCAAGGACATGGTGGACGCAAGTACGTCCGCATTCTCAGAGATAGCATTCCGCAACACAGCCTTCATCGGGGCATGATTAAAAACAGAGGAGAATTGACATGGTTACATATCAGGAATACGAAGCAGCACTGGACAAGGAAAAATTCATAATCGAAACGATGGACGATCATCTGGCAAGCATCTCGGAAATGCTCGAAAACGAGCAGTATTACTATGGCGAAAATCCGTTTCTTAACAGCTTCAAGAACAACCTTACGCTCAGAGGCGAGGACGGTTCAACCACAAACATTGACCTGTCGCCAACTATCAAAATACCGTCGGGCTTCTTCGGCATAATCGTCGGGCATATAGTAGGCAGATTATGGGATAACCCGGTACAGATAGGACGCGCTGAAGAAGACGGCGAAATCGCAGTCGATGAAGTGCTGGGCGACAACTTCACCAGCGATGTTCACCAGATGGCTATTAACGCAGCAATCCACGGGGTATGCTATGCGTTTTATAACCATGAACGGGTAGAAATGTTCAAAGCCACAGAATATAAGCCGTTTTGCGATGAACGGAACGGCGCACACAGAGCAGGACTAAGGTTCTGGCGGGTAGCTGATAAAAAACCGTGGGTGGTACAGCTATACGGCATGACCGGCTACACGGAATGGCTCAGACAGGACGATGAAACTAAACTTGTACACGTAGGCGATTTTCCATATACCAGACAGATACCGGTAGGTGGTGAAGGGTACGTAGCAACGACCCCGATAACAGCAGGCGAACCGTACCCGGAATACCCGATAGTGCCGCTGTATACAAATCCGGCACGGATGTCTGAAATGACCGCACCTATCAGGGCAAAAATAAACGCCTACGACGCAAAGGAAACAGGCTACATGGACGAAGCCTTGAAGATGAAATTCGTCATGTGGATATTCAAGGGCTTTGGCGGCGATCCCGATAAGCTGAAAGGCACACTTAGAATGCTTCAGGAACTCGGAATAATTGCAGGCGGTGACGTTGAAGATACCAGTATTGATATGAAGCCGACCGATATTCCGTTCCAGTCACATGAATCAACACAGGCACGGCTCGAAGCTGATATTTACAGGGACGCTCGAATCATGAACCCGAAGGTACTCACCTCCGGCGGAGTAACTACCGTCGCGATCAGGGCAGCGATGCAGCGCGAAGATAAAAAAATGGTCGGTGTAGAATCCGAAGCCAGAAAATTCATTGCACGGCTCCTCGATATTGCAGGCGTTGAATACGAGCATATCACATTCACACACAGGACGCTTGTAAACGAACTGGAAATAGTGCAGATGCTGGTTCAGGGACTCCCGGACTTGCCGTTTGAATGGAGAGCAAAACTATCTCCGGCAATACCGCAGGAAGTGACCGACGAAATCATAGCAAGCTACGAAGCCGAACAGATTGGAATGAGCGAGGCGGACATAGCCGCATTTGAGAGGTTGAATAATGGACAGGGAGACGAACAACAGAATGCGCCGGCTGGACAGGCGACTTAAAACAGTTTACAGGTCTGCCGAACAAACCGCAGTCGAACAGCTTAAAAAAGCAGAGTCACGTCTGATGGCATTCAAGGCAGCACCTGATGTTCCGCCACAGTTTTATGACCAAGCCTTGTATATGCACATGCTGCGCGTTGACCGAGAAACCGGACTTCTTCAAAACATCGCACATGACCTGTCGCGCACAAGTGAAATGGCAGGGCAAATGATTCGTGGCGAAAGTTTACAAATATACGAACACGGCTACAAGTCAACCATAAGCAATATCACAGCGCAACTTGGAAAAGCCGGCATAAACGTATCGTGGAGCGAAACAGACCGGAACACACTCAATGCTGTTTTTAATGGCAGGAACACGAATCTAGGAACATTGCCCGGATATCAAGCTAGTTTTGAACAGGTCAAATCACGTCAGGTATATATTCGGGGTATGACCGCAGACGGACGCAGGGGTACATACTTTTACCAACGCGCACTTGGAAATCTCGGCGACAAAACAAATTTAGTCCGACAGCTACAAAATCAGCTAGGACGTTCGCTATTACTAGGCGAATCAATCCCGCAGATAGCAACGAAAATCAGAGCGATAACCGAAGGCTGCCGCAGGCAGGCAGTAAGAATAGCCCGGACTGAGTGCCTGCGCGCATTAAATCAAGGTCACATGCTCTGCCATTACGAAGCAGAAAACATTGGAATACCTGTCAAGAAAAAGTGGATTTCAACTAACGACGACCGGACAAGAGAATCACACAGTTATTTAGACGGCGAGGAAGTCGATAGCGACGACACGTTCTCGAATGGACTTGCTTACCCGCATGACCCGAACGGCGAGCCTGAAGAAATAATAAATTGTCGCTGCACGTTTGTGTCCATCGTTGATACAAATTTACTTGCAAATGCTGGTGATTCTGCTATAGTAGACGATACCCATACTGATATAGACCTATCAGGCTATCTGGAAGATGGCGACTATCATTCATTAAGAGATGGCACAGAAATCGACAACATAAAGCGTTTGCCAGAAAATGTTGAAAAACAAGCACAAGAAATTATCCGAGACATGAGAAAAGAATTTCCGGACGTTGATTTAGAAAGACAAATAAAAGGCGTTTATGTCGGCGACATCAGCCGAGAAGGGACTACAGGAATACTGCTTGGAAAATATGACAGCGAAAAGGGCTATGTGTTTATAGACAACCGTGTACTGAGCGGAGCCGTTAAAACAGACTTGCTAATAGACTCAAGCGTAAAAGGAGTTCTTACGCACGAAATGTCGCACGGAATATCCTACGCACCAAATAAGCAATTTGGCAATTTGGCTGTATTAGATGCACATAAAAAAAGCGGAACGCTTGAAGACGTAGCAACATGGGCGAGGAGCATATCGCCTTATGCAGCAGTAGACCCCGGAGAAGCTTTTGCTGAAGCAATGACAGACTATTTAACTAACAGAGGCAGTGCCAAAGAAGCAAGCCGGCTAATTGTAAACCACTGGAAAAACAGCACCAACAATATAACCATTATAATGCCGTAGGTGAAGCTAATGATTATTGATACAAACATATTATCAAGCGAATGGGTCGTCCCGAAAGAAAACGATTGGGGCTACATGCTCAAAGAAGGAGCCCCGGACGACGTTGTTGAAGAATTTGAACAATACCAGAAGCTCGTTGACAGCACCGGATACTAACCAGCTTTATTAAATAGAAGCAGGCTTGACGAAATATCGGAATGCCGCTATAATTCCTCCTGTAAACAATATTTACGGGAGGTTATTTTATGAAGTTATTTATTATCATTATTTTAGTAACCGTTCTCGCAATTACACTCGTCGGCTGTGGTGGTAACGACACAGATGTCGGAACCGAAATCGCAAATGCAGAATCATTCGAGGAGGCTGCAAGAATCGCAGTCGAAGAAAAGCGATCAGGCGAGTTTTCACCGGTACGAAATATCCACTATAACCCGGCTGCGGAAATCCTGAATATCGAACTCACGGATAGTGGCAAATCAGTATTCGGGATGCACGATGAAGCCAGATTTATATTAAGCAGGCTAAAAGCCCGCACTCCGCCGGAACTGATAATCATATCATACTGGTTCCCGGCAGCAGGCGGCGGCGAACTTCAAGGGATGCGGATTGAATTTAACAGCCGTGATTTCAACAGGACGGACTTCCAGAATCTCCGGACTGATGATATCCCAAGAAGGGCGACCGATTACTTCATACATGCAGACCTGAGTTAGATCAGGAAATAATAACCACACACAGAACCGCCTTAGGGCGGTTTTTGCATGGAGATTTTCATTATGAATAATTGCGTTGACGAAGAAATTGCAGACGTTATCTGCGGAGAGTTGGTGTATTGACATGGGTGCAGACTTCAAAAGTAACAGGAGCGCAGTAGAAGCACAACTTAATGGCAATGTCGTAAAATGCCTGTTCGCAATCGGCATGAAATGGAAGGAACTCGTCGTAAAAGAAATAACGGACATGGAGGCGGTGGACACCGGCAGAATGCGCGCCTCGAACACTTATAGGGTAGCAGAACAGACACGGGAAACCGTAGTCGGGAATACTGCCTACTATTCAATCTATGTAAACTGCGGCACTCGCAGAACAAAAGGTCGTCCGTTCATGCAGAACTCCGTGTTGAACTATTCGGAGCAGTACAAGCAAATAGTCCACACTATGCTTGGCGAGGGTTTTTAAGCCATATAATCGCCGGTACTGCATTGCAACGGTGGGAATCATATCATACCTGACAGTTACGGTAAAGCAAGCCTAATGGTCATAAAAGGCTACAAAATGATATATAGACAAACTATAAACAAAAAAGTTGTTGACAGATTCGATAAGAGGTGCATATAATGGAGAAAATCAAGTGTACCTGCTACGGCAGAGGGGAAAAGATAATCGCGGAGCAAGACGAATACGGGAATATCTATGTCCTGTGTCGGGGCTGCAAACAAAAAGTAAAAATAGAGATCAAGCAGCAGAGCGTACACAAGAGCCATCTGAATAACAAACAGTGCCGTGTAGAGCCGAAACCTCAATGAGAGGTGACGGCTCTTTTTTGATTGCCGAATATGCAGGCGTAAAAAGCATATAGTCCGGAAACTCTGCCAACTATGACGGCGTAAAAGTTATAGCAATAGGGAAGCAACCCCGTAAAAAAGCGTAATTGAATGGAGGATTATACCATGACCAGAGCATTCTTAAAATCACTGTTTCCGAAGGACATGGAAGGCGTTGACAAAATCGTTGACGAAATCATGGACTCGCACGGTACAGGCATCGAGGCGGAGAAGGCAAAAACCAGAGCCGTCACAGAACAGGCGACTGACCTCAAAGGCAAAATAACGGCGTTGGAAAAAGCTGTTATCGAAGCGAAGGACGATTCTGAAGCGCAGAAAACTCTCGCAACGGTACAGGCGGAACTCGACAAAGTTAAATCAGACCTTGAAAAAGCCACAACAGACCACGCAGCAGAACTGAAGGCAGAAAAGGATGCACACACCGCAACAAAAAATGACTATGCGACCGAGAAGCTAAACGGCGACATGGACAAGGCGGTCAGCGCATCGTTAAAAGCAGCCGGATACAGCGAAGCAGCGATTCCATTATTCCTGAAAGCTGGGTATGACCGGACGCAGTTAAAACAAGAATCCGACGGCAAGTTTACTGATGTAGACAAATTCGTCGAAGCTCTGAAAACCGACCCTGTCCACAGTACGTTCTTCGGAACAACACAGACTGTCGGCGCAGACGTTGGAAACCCGCCGCACGGAGGCGGTAGCGGAGAGAAAAACCCGTGGCTCAAAGAACACCTCAGTCTATCGGAGCAAACAAGGATTTACAGAGAAAATCCACAAAAAGCAAGAGATTTAGCAAAAGCTGCCGGAGTTACTTTACAGTAGCCGGAACATGAATTTATAGGAGGACAAATAAATGTCTACAAAAATTACTGACATCATCGAACCAGCAGTATTCGCAGCCTATGTAAGACAACAGATAATTGCAAAGTCTGCGCTCATTGCATCTGGACTTTATACCGCAAGCGACAAACTCAATACGCTCGTATCTGGTGGCGGTCGCACGATCAACATGCCTTTCTGGAAAAGGCTTGGCGGAGATAGTGAAATTCTCAGCGACGAAAATCCACTTACTCCGGACAAAATCGGAACAGGCAAAGACGTTGCAGCCCTGCACCTGAGAGGTAAAGCGTGGGGTGCAAACGAACTTGCATCTTCGATTGCCGGTGATAGCGCACTCGATGCTATCGCATCAATGGTTGCAGAGTGGTGGAACCGCGAAGATCAGAAAATTCTGATTGCAACACTTATCGGCATGTTCGCCAGTTCAACAATGCAGTCCCACACATTCGGCGACGGCACAAAACAAATCGACGCAGAAATGACACTGGACGCTCGTCAACTTCTCGGTGACGCAGCAGACCAGCTTGCTCTTGCTCTCGTACACAGCCAGACATATACGAGACTGAAGAAGCTTAACCTTATCGAATCAATCCCAGACGCAAGGGGCGAAATTGCGTTTGAGACATACCTCGGCTACAGGATAGTTGAAGACGACAGCCTTCCGGTCGCCGATGGCGTGTACAGTTCATACCTGATGGCGAGAGGCGTTGTCGGTCGTGGCGAAGGAACCCCGGTTGACTTCACACCTGTCGAAACCGACAGAGACAGCTTGCTCGGTGAAGATATCCTCATACACCGCAGAGCGTTTGTCATGCACCCGCTTGGCGTTGCCTGGATTGGCACAGCAGCAGGCGCAACACCGACAAATGCAGAACTCAGAACCGGTGCAAACTGGTCTCGTGTGTATGACCCGAAACACTTAGGTTTCATCGAAATCAAGCACACGGTTTAAGGAGGTTCTTATGGGACTTGCTGCACATAGACGCCGTCATGAGGCTATGGCGGCGCAAAAGAAAAACCAGGCGGAGAAGACCGTCAAAAAAGAAGCAAAAGAAGCAGTTGTAGTCGAAGTCACAGAAGGCGATTACGAACTCCTTGCAGCAAAATTCGACATCAATGTCAACAAGGTTAAAAAGCTTAGTAAGCCAGACCTTCAACTCAAATGCACAGAGTTTGGCATCAGCTTTGTCGAAGACGACACAAGGGCGATACTGTTCTCGAAAATATCGTGCTATATCAAGGGGTGCGAAAAAGCCGGCTGACGGAGGAACACTTAATGAAGCTGAACGAAGCCGTACTGATTGTATTCAGGCATATCAAGAATGCGTTTGTAACAGGAGCAGAGCGAGGCGATTTTACTATCCATGAAGGTAACATCGCCCTCGCCGGAGCATATCTGACCGGTGAATGGATAGCGATCACCGGCAGCAAGTTAAATAACGGGATATACCAGCTTACATGCACGGGTCCGCTTCACAAACTCAGTAACGGCTCTGATGATGAAATACCTGTAGTTGACGAAACATTTACAGGCTCGGTATGGCGGATCGGGCTGCCGATGGATTTCATAATCCTATGCAACGACCTGTGCGAGTATTTCAAATCACCGGCAGGCAAGCCGAGTGACGTTGTCTCGGAGTCTGT